CCATTTGAATTTCTTCATCCGACTTGATAAGTCCTTCGGTTTCGATGCCAAGAGCGGTAGCACGTCTTTTGAAGTAGTCACCTACGTTTACGTACTGAGCGACAGCTTGAGGACCGACTATTTGATTAGCTCCTGCAAGGAACATATCCAAGCGATTAAGATCATTACCGCGTCCTAGAGCTTCAATGCCTGTCACGATGGTAGGCTTGACGATATCCTTTGGAAGTTTAGGTAACTTACCTTTTTTACTCATGCGATCCATGAGACGAGTAACAAGCGGAAGTTGAAACTCCTGAGACAAGATTGAATACAGCCCGCCCAGAGCGGATTCGAGCTCTTGTGATAACATTCGTATTTCCTCGGCGGTAACTCGATCTGCGTCTCTGACGACGGAACTGTTTAAAAGGAACGCATGACTAAGTCGGTCTTGAATCTGAGCCATGACCGTTTGAGCTACGCGAAAATCGTTGAATTTATTAAGCTGCAACACGGATACGTCCCCGTCGGAACCCTGTACAATTGCACCGTTAGGAGCTTCAGCAAGGGTACGAGCGCGAGTAGTACCGTTCGGGTTAACCATGAACAAGACTTTAGCAGCTGCTGCGGAACCTTCCACGATAGCCTTAGTCAACGATTCTAAACTCTTTAAGTCCCCGATGTATTCTTCGACAAAGCCGCGACCGTAGTCTTCTCCGTCTATACGGGTATATCTAAGAGGCAGCCACGGGGACTTGTCGATAGGATATTCCCCGCTGGAGCTTTCGATAACAATTCCTTTGACGTCTTGTTTGACTACGAACTTGTCACCTTCTCTACAGATAGATGTATACAGGTCGCAGTTGTTATCTTTGGATTCTTTGTAAACTTCTTGTCGGACTTCTTCAGGAAGCATGAACGGAGCAATAGTCTCTTTAACTGCTATGTGCGTAACGTTCCCCATGGCATCACGCTTAACAACGTAACGGTCAGGACGGAACACTCTCATTCCACCTTCGTCAGGTAGATAAAGCAATGCGTTACCTGTGATCAATAAATTCTTTAACGCTTCAAACACACCTACTCGAAAAGCTTCTACTTCAACCTCTTGACTGACTGCCCGCTCAACATCGCTTAAGGCTTTCTCAAGGTCGGTACGAAGCTGCTCACCCCCTTCCTCGCCTATTTCAGCCTTCGCCTTTTCTAATTCGTATCGATCAATGACCAATCGAAAGAAGGGAGCGTTTGGCGGTAATAACGCAAGTAATAACTTTGAAGCTAGGTTGTTAACACCTCTTGCTCCGATGCCTTGGTAAGGAGTGTAGTACTTCGTGTGAGGACCGTGACCTTCGGGAGGCAAGACATAAGGTATGGTAAGTTCTGACGATGTACGACCACGGTCAAGGAACGACCACCGCTGTCCTTCGAGCTGAGTGTATAGGCTTTGAGCCGTTTCGTATTGCATATAAAATTAAAAAGGGTCTGGAGAGCTCCAGTCTTCGTGACTTAGAACGTCTAAGATTTCAGCATGGGTCAATTCAACGTCGTCTTCATCTAGGAAACTAGGACGAGCTCCATCGTATTTGATAAAAGTCTGTTCCCCGTCTAGTGAGTATCGAAGCGTATCTGCCGAAGTTTCCTGTACTTGTTGAAAGTTAATGTAAGGAACATCGTCTTTGGTAATAATTACGTATTTTCTGCTCATGGTTTTAAATATTAAGATGGAACGGAGTTAGAATAAAGTGCACCATTGGGATTTGTGGCGTCTGAACTGCTCGCCGCGCCTTGGTTAACGATTGTCCCGATTGTGTCACCGCTTGCTGGCGCTCCTCCTCCTGAATCAGTGTCGCTCGGACCGTCGCCCATACGATACCAGATTTCAGGTTTAAGAGTTGTAGGTGTAAGAGCGTCAAGGTCGGGAGGTACTCCGTTATTGTAGATAGCTGTAACATCAGTAGACCTTAAAGCGGAGTCCCAAATCGCGACTTCGTCGCACGAGCCTTCAGCATAAACAGGAGACCCTGTGGACACATTCGCAAAGATTATAAATGCGGGTGAGGTGTCAGAATAACTAGAGCTAGAACTGTCAAATCCTTGATGACCTTGACTGACGCTAACGGCACTACCGTTTCGGTAAAGGAAGTGAGTCCCGCTCGCGCGACCCCAAACCAAATGGGTCCATGTATCGTTTCCTAAATCAACGCTGACATTGGCGATTGGATTGTCGTAAGCCCCCGATCCGTTCGATGTCCACACGCTTAGGTTTCCTACCCCCGCACCGTTTGTAGAGTCGAAATAAAGCCGCCACCCAACCTTGCCCGAAGCGTTGTAATTTTGTGCAAAGATTGCCCCGTCCGCAGCGGTAGCATCTTGTGGGAATTTAACCCATATCGACGTCGTAAAGTCAGTAGCCAATAAAGACGTTGGAATAGTACATGCAAGCTCGTCGTCAGTACCATCGAAGGCTGCTGACAAGGTGTTCGTTAGTGAGGGCAAGCCGTAGGGTCTGTCGTTAGAATAAAGTGCACCGTTCGTCCCTGTCCCGTTGTTACCGCCCGACCCTAAATCTATTACTGTCCCAACAGTGTCTCCAGTTGTAGGTGCGCCTCCTCCCGAATCAGTATCGCCTGTCCCGTCTCCCATTCTCCAATAGCCTACGGGGCTTAAGTTTAATCCGTTGGCTCCTAAGTCTGCCGTCTTTTTGTTGTTATAAATTGCAGTAATGTTTGACGCTGACAACGCAGAATCGAAAACAGAAAACTCGTCAAGCTTACCATTAAAGTGATTTGCCGTCACTCCAGGTGCAGGTCCACCAAGCCTCGGTGCAGGTGTTGACATACTGTAGTTTGCGTTGTCCGTGCCAGTCGCTACAGACGCACCGTTTAAATAAATCGTACCTGTAGTGCCGCTTCGGGTATAAGCAATGTGATACCATTGACCTGCCGTTGGTGTAGTATTGTAATTCACAGCAGACGATCCGTTCCATGCGTACAGACGAAACCCGTCTTGGGTGGCGAGATACAGCGTAGGAGCTATGTCGGTTCCACTTCCTCTAAAGTCGTACAGGGCGTAATAAAGATTTGGAGTTATTACTTCAGCTTTAAACCACAAACTTGTGGTAAAATTGCCTGTCCCGAAGCTGAAGTCAGATGAAGCTGATACCCCTAGATAATCATTAGTTCCGTCTAATTCTAAAGCAAGTGTATTACTATAGGCTGGAGCATCTGCTTCGCCTTGCGCGTCAAACCCGTAAAGCGTACCAAACGCTGGTCGCTTCAACTTATTTGGAAGTGCCGAAGATAAACCGCTAGGCTTTTTAAGACCAGTAGTCGGGAACTTTAAAGACATTACAAGGAATCAGTTGAACCTTCGGCAAATACAGAGTAAGTTCCGTCAGCCCATGCTGAGACGTTTCCGCGAATCTTTTCGTAATGTCCGTGGTCGTCTCGTACAAGGACGTTACCGTCGGCGGTTACTGTTTCGCTGTGAACGACTCGCCAAGCTGATCCGATATACGCTTCAACATCCACAGTCGCACCGCTCGTTACTGAGCTCGATGCAATGGCGAATGTCCAGCCTTTCGAACGTTCAACGCTGAAGGACGAGCCCGCTCCTGTGGCGCTGACGCCGCTTAGGAGAGTGATCTTCTGGAGTGATTTTAACATTGTTATTAGTCTTTCTTTATTAGGTGTTTAAGTTGATTCCTGTGCCTACGTAAGAACCGCCCATCTTTGGACTACGTGTAAGAGCCATTGTTCCTCGTTGAGGTTTGCTTCCCATCTTCTTCTGCTTCGCTCTCTTCGTACTTATAGCTCTTGAAGCTAACTCCGTAGGAGGGGGAGGAGGAGGAGGAGGGGGAGTAGGTAAAGGCATTTTAGGTGAACTACCGATGCACATAGTTATTCTTTCGTTGAAATTAATGTTGTATGTTGTTCCTCGTAAACGTCTTTTAAAAAATCTACGACGAATCGTTGACCGACTTTAATCCATATTTCCCGCTCGCTGTCTTTTAAGTCTGGCATGCGTACGGGAAAGCGTACGTCTAAAGCGTCGATTAAATCTTTGCTTAAATCGGGTAACTTTCTTTCAATAGTGTAACGCACCTTGAGTAAAGTAACTTTTAAAAAGCAGGTGGTCGAGATAAATCTTCATTTAAGTCTCCTGTAACTCCATGAATAATATGAGAATATTTACGCTTTTGTGCTGTGGTGAACTCTTTAGGCATCCATAAATACTTGAGTTTCTTATGCTTGTGGTTGTACTCATCTTTACGTATCAAGTATGCCATCCATGCGTTTGTAAGTGCTGCTTCCTCAGTCATACCTGCGTCGCTGTATGCCTTTAACACAGTCTCCCAACTCGCTCCGTTGGCGTCTAACAACCGCTTGGCTTTGACTACACCTATACCTGAAACGCCTTTGAACCCGTCAACCGAATCGCCTGCTATGGTCTGCAACAAGTGATAAGCGTCTGCTTCTTCTTCGGTAATCTCATGTAGCTCACCACGATTAAAGTCGTAAAACGTACAAGGGACGCCTTTAAAGTCTTTGTCTATGGAAACTATTATTCGTTTATCGTTACGGTTGGGTCGTTCTGTTGCAAGTATGGCAAGCACGTCGTCAGCTTCAAGGTTAGGGTATATTACTGTACCATATTCTTCTGCCATCCAAGCACGTATAGGTTCTAGTCCAATCGGTGCAAACTTAGAACGTCTGTTAGCTTTGTAGTCAGGGAACAGTTTACGTCGGAAGTTGTTCTTGTCGGAAATAGCAAGTATGAAGTCATCAGCTTTCAAGCGTTTCTTAAACGTCTCAAGGCGATCTACAACCCATGTCTTAGCTACAGCTAGATCAACATGTACTGTCCAGAGTTCTTCCTTCCATTGAATGTTCGCTTGAGCCGTAAAAGCTGATTGATATGCCAGTACGTCTGCGTCTATTAACATTGTTGTTTTCATTATATACTTTCGTTTTGTTTATTGGTTGTCGTAAAAGATAGACCAGTTGTCGCGGTACTTTTCATACTTACTTGATGAGCGTTTATTCTTGGCGTATAGGCGTATACATTTAGCGGTCTGAGAAGCAGGAGGCATGTGATACCAAATTCGAAGTTCGTCAATCCAGCAGGACAACACGTCTACTTCTTCTCCATAGGTTCTCTTAACGCTCCCTCGACTAGCTGTTGCCATTACTTTGTAGGACTTGCCGACATCCGCTTCCGTTATAGTACCTTTAACTTGTACCTTCAACAGTCCTGCGGGGCAGTTTACTACAAAGTCATAAGGCATGGTAGTTATAGGTAAGTGTGTAACGAACCCACGCCGTAATGCTTCCACAACAAACTCAGATTCGAATAGAGTTCCGTTAAATGCGTTTGCATTGACCATGTCTTAATGGGTCTCAGCCCACGTCCTTCCTACTTTGTACTCCCCGTCCAGCGGGCAACGTAAATGTAGAATCTTACCTGCACTCCTTATAGATGTAACTGCAAGATTCCCATAAAGGTCAGCATGTTTAGGCAGGACTTCAGCTTGGAACTCGTCATGTACATTGGCAACTAAAGAGTATTCTCTTCCAACAGCCCAACCAATCTCAGTTAGCTTACGGTGTAGTCCTATGACAGCTTGTTTCATTACGACTGCACCCGCTGACTGTAGCAATGTATTAAGAGCTGAATGATCTGATCTTATAGGTAACCTCCTGCCGTCTAAACCTGTGAGATACCCCTGTGTTCTGACTTTAGATTCGACAGCTATCTTGAGTTTGTTTAACGCAGGTAACGAAGCGAGGAAGCGCGCCTTTAACATCTTACCTTCCCTTGCACTACCTCCAACGATCTCGCCTATCTTTGCGTCTCCTGCTCCATATAAGAAAGCATAGATAAAGGTCTTAGCTTGGTCGCGTGTCTCTAGTCCAGCAGCCTTCTGATTGACTTTGTGGATGTCAGCTTCCAATAACTGTTTGGCGTACATACCTCCGTCGAACCCAGCTAGATAGTGAGCTAACATCCGTAGTTCCAATCCGCTCGCATCACAACCAACTAAGTCGTAACCTTCACCAGCCTTAAACAAGTCTCTACATTGCTGACCATATGGCGAGCGGGTTGCAGGAACTTGGGCAAGGTTAGGAGACGAATGGGTACATCTACCTGTAACTGCTCCGTTAGTATTTACTCTGCCATGTATCCTACCATCGCGTACGCACTTGATCCAAGCGTTGTCGCCTTCGGCAAGCATACCCAGTCTCTTCGTTATCATTAAGTAATGTAGGAGTAACTGAGCCGAAGGATGCTTCATGGACTTCAAGACTGCTTCATCAATCTTAGGTTGTCCGTTCGGCGTGTGCTGTTTAGGTTTCCATCCAAGAGCTTCTAGTCGTTCTCCTATTTGCTTCTGACTGGACGGATTAAACGGCATAGACTTGACCTTGTTTTCCAGCTTCGTTGCTTTGTTAGCAAGTGCTTGAACCTTGCCTTCTAGCTTTAAAGTTTGCTTAAGCTTGGTTTTAGTTTCTGCCGTATACGTAACACCTTCGCTCTCAACTGTCCACCCTTCGGGAGTCCGCGTCTCTTCGACATTCGGTGGAAATATTCTTTGAAGTTCGTCTAGTAGTTCTGCGCGCTTAGTAGTCAACTCTGC